TGCCGGCGAAGATCTGCAGGGCCATCTTGGAGCGGGGCCCGTGGATCGCGATCATGGCCAGGCGGGAGTTGAGGCCCTTCAGGCTGGCGTCCATGCCCTCAGCGGATCCGCCCACGCGCTTCACGGCGCCCTCGAGGGCCTCGAGCTCCTCCACGTCGACGTTGAGTGTCTTGGCCAGGCGGCCTGCGGTGACCTCCGCCTCGAGCTGGCCCTTCACGAACTCCACCATGGCGCCGGCGGTGGCCATGAGCCCGAAGAACTCCAGGGCGCCCTTGGTCATCTCCTTGAAGGAGTCCTTGGCCTTGTCCGTGGCCTGTTCCAGGTTCCGCTCGAAGCGGGTGGAATCGAGGCCGAGGGCGACCAGAAAACTGTCGATGACCGTCGCCATTACTTTTCAGCCCCTTTCTTGTAGGCCAGGGCCTCGTTGTGGTTGTCGACGGCAATGATTTCCAGCATGTCGTAGGCATCCTCGAGGCTATAAATGGTTTGCAGTTCTCGGAGCGTGGCCAGCTTGCGCGAGCAGATCACTCCGATCCGGGGCGCAACATTGACGTAATTGGTGAAGCCTTCATTGCCGCCGGAGCTGGGGAGGTCGAGAGCTTGGCGGCCAGCGAAAAACCGAGGTGCAGTTCGAGCAGCTCCTTCCGGAGGAGGAGCCTGGTGGTGACCTCCTCGGTGTCGTCCTCGCCCAGGGCCCGGGTGAACCTGGGGTTCTTGATCGGGTCGGGCTGGATCTGGATGCAGCGGAACATCTCGTCGAGGAGGGGCTCCGCAAGGGTCCAGTCGAGCCCGGACAGGGCGGCGAGCCCTGCGCTGGCCACACCGGCCATCCCCGCCTCTGCGGCCCCGGCAGGCAGCTCCGCGCCGCTCTTGGCCAGGGCCAGGAAGGCGCGGGCGGCCCATTTTTCAGCTTGAGCGGCGCTCATCTCCGTCAGGAGGAAGGTTTTACCCTTGTCCCGGTTCTCGGTTTCGATGGTGACGATCTTGGTTTTTCTCACGTTACATCCCCGAGATGACGACGGATTCCCAGGTGATCTCGTAGCTCTGGGGCTGCAGGGTCTTCTTGGCGCCCGGGACGTCGCTGTAGCCGGTGAGCGCGCCGTTGTTCAGCGTCGCCTGGAGGCCGTTGGACTGGAGCGTGATGGTGCCGGAGCAGGGGATCGCGTCCACGGCCGTGTCCATGGCCGCGGCCCAGTTGTCGAACACGATGCCGGAGGGCGAATCCGCCTCGAGCTTGATCTTCATCTTCCGGGCGTGCTTGACGTAGCCCTGGGAGAGGTGCCCGTCGACGCCCATCCGGGCTTCCACCTTGGGGAAGGAGTCCAGCTCGAACATGTCGTCGGCGGCGAAGCCCTGGATGATCACCGGGGAGTTGTAGACGCCCGGGATGACCAGGGCGAGGACCGCGGTGATTGAGGTGATGGTCGGATTGGCCATGGTGAGCTCCTTACTGGATGTCGATGGAGGCGAGGTTCAGCTGGTTCACGGAGCCGCCGTCCATGTACCAGAGCGTGCTGCTGGGGCTAAGCCGGTTGTTCCTCTGGTTCGGGGTGGCCGGCAGGACCTGCAGGTAGTAGCCGTTGTTCAGCAGCGCCTGGTCGATGGGCACGCCCGCGGCCGTGTTCACCTGGGCGATCTGCAGGGCGGAGAGGACCACGCCCGTGTTGATCACGCCGGCGTTGAGGCCGGAGGTGATGGGCCCGAGGCAGGCGGCCTTGATCATGGCGTAGCCCTGGGGGTTGTACGGGACGGCCGGGAGGTTCGTGAACATGGTCACCAGGGCCAGCTGCAGCCCGGCGTTGAGCCAGATCGCGTTCACGTAGCAGTCCAGCCAGCCGAAGACGCCGGAGAGCTGCCCGTTCCAGAAGAACTGGTTCGTGCTGTTCGCCGTGGCCCAGTTGCCGTAGAAGTTCGTGCCGTTCGCGATGGCGTTGGCCGAGGCGACGGGGTCGTTCACGGTGGGGGTGATGCCGGTGCCGGACTTGTAGGCGATGGCGGCCCGGCCGTTGCGGGCCGAGAAGTTGATGCTGGCCACGAAGCCCAGCACGAAAGCCGCGGCGTTGGGGTCCTGGTAGACCGCGCAGGTGCCGCCCAAGCTGTTGAACCTGCAGTAGTAGCTGATGCAGGTGGTGGAGGCGTTGGTGGAGACGATGGTGGGGTCGGAATCGTAGGGGGCATAGACGAACTGCCCGCCGGTCCCCGCGCACCAGGTGGCGAAGGCCTGCTTGTCGGCGATGACCGGCTCGAAGCAGGTGGTGAAGCACGCCCAGTTCGAGGTGTAGACCGCCAGGGCCGTCATGAAGGTGCCCGGGGTGTTTGCGGCGCTGCCCACGCTGAGGGTGCCGGCGTTGAGGCCCAGGGTGAGGGCGTTGGTGCCGGTGCAGACCGAGACGGTGCTGGCGGGGCCCGTGGTGGGGCTGGTGATGGTGAAGGCGTTGAACAGGGACGACCAGGTGCAGGTGGTGGAGGCCGGGCACCCGCCGGTGACCAGGGCCGCGCCGATGATGGTGGCGGCGTTGGAGAGGCTGGTGGCGGCCGAGAGGTTCAGGGCCGCCACGGTGCCGGTCGTGCCGTTCACCGTGCAGATCAGGGTGCCGCTGGTGATGGCCTGGACCTGGGCCAGGGTGAGGGCGGGGACGGAGCTGCCCCGGAACCAGCCGGCGACGGCGTAGGAGGCGTAGCGGCTGAACATCAGGGCCGTGGGCTTCAGGGAGCTGCCCGTGTAGCCGTTGAAGTAGACGCTCGCCATCTGGGATTCCAGGCAGTTCGAGGTCATGGCCGAGGCGGTGGCCTGGGTGAAGCCGGGCCCGGAGATGGTCACGGTTCCGATGCCGGTCACGGTGCTGTAGGTGCCCAGGGCAGTGATGTAGGTGCCCGGGGGCACGCCCACCGCCGTGAGGGACTGCAGCTCCTGGCCGACCGCGATCGTGCCGGAGAGGGTCTGAGTGATGGTGAGGGTGTTCGCCACGCAGGTGGCCATGATCGAGGCGTTGTACTGTCCGAAATAGGCCTGGACGCTGGCGAGGGTGGGGAAGCTCACCGGGGAGCCGACGGGGAGCGCCGGGTTCTGGGAGAGCATCAGGCCGTTGAGCGCCAGCGGATTCCCACCAGACGCCAGGACGGCGGGCACCACGGAGATGATGGTTGAGATGGGGATCGACATGGCGATTTATCCTTGTCAGTGAATGGTTTCGACGTTGACGAGAGTGACCTTGGCGGAGGCCATGAACTGCTGGGTGAGGGCCAGGGAGGTGTCGAGCTGGGTGTGGACCTTGACGACATACCGCTTCTCGTACTGCTGCTCCCCGTTGGTGAGGGGCATCGAAACGGGGTCATCGGCATAGAGGGGGTCGACGGTGAAGTCGCCGTTCGCGGCCGCGTAGGTCTCGAAGAAAGTGCAGGCCGGCTCCGAGTTGAAGGAGAACGAGAGGGCCAGCGCCATGTCGGCGGCGAGTGGGCCGTAGACGTCCAGCTGCACGACGTGGTCCACGGAGTAGTTCACGGTCTCGGAGCTGCTCCCGGGTGCGTATTCGAGCTCCGCTCCGGAGAGGATTTTCTGGGAGAGCCCGGTCATGCACACGAAGGGGCCGGCCGGGGGTGGCACGCCGTTGCCCAGCCCCTGGACCACATGGTTCTGGTCCAGCCCGGTGACGCTGAGGATCCAGGCACTGAGCACCGTGAACAGGACGGACTCGGGGGTCGTCAGGAGGGAGGTCATTGGCCCACCACCTGCAGGGCGAGGCCCACGGCGGACCAGTCCGGCCAGCTCTCGAAGACCGTGGCGACCTTCCAGAGCGTGCCGTCGGCCAGGGTGATGGTATCGCCGCCCTTGCTCGAGGCCCGGACGACCCCGTTGACGTTCCCATAGCAGTAGCCCTTCCTGGAGACGCCCTGGATGTTCAGGTTGTTCAGGTGCTGCAGGTCCTTGCCGGTGAGCGCCTGGACCTGGACGGGCCCCGTGGCGGTGGTGTAGATCGGCGTGGTGGTGCCGTCGGCGCCCGTGGTGTAGCCGTTCGCGGTCCTGAAGGTGGCCAGGATGGAGGGGTTGACCGCCTGGATCCCGGAGGCAAGGCCGTGGAGGTTCACAGGCTCACCTCCGGCTTGAATTCCTCGCCGTTGACCTCGTAGGAGACCGCGCGCAGCAGGTTCTTGGAGTCCTGGAGCGTGGCCTGAGCCCCGCCCTTGAACCCCTTGCGCTTGATGGTCTCGGCGCTGTCGGGGGGATCGTCAAAGGCGATGATCTCCATGACCAGGTCCTGCGCGATGGATTCGCCCAGGGCCCGCATGGTCAGGCCCATGTCGGACTTGTAACGCTTGGCGAGGTTGACGATCCGGTTCTTCCATTTGCCGCTCTTGGAGTCGAGCATCTGCTGAAAGAAGGGCCGGGGTGGCATGTTGACCGTTCCGTACTCCAGCAGGGCCGCCACGTTGGGGGCGGAGCTGTCGTTGTTCTCCCCGCAGGTGGAGCCCTCCAGGAACCCGATGCGCAGCGCCAGGTTGTCGCCGGCCCGGTCCAACAGCTCGGCCAGCTTTTTCTTGAACTCCTCCCCGCCCGTGACGCTGAATTCGTCCATGGTCACCACCTCCGGAAGGAGCGAGGCGGGGCGATGTAGCGGGCCCCACGGAAGCGGCTGGTGGCCTGCCAGAAGGCGGCGCCGTACTTGGTCTGCTGGAACCAGGCGGCGGTGCCCGGGACGGCGCCCATGTCGGTGTGAACCTTCACGGTGCCTTCGCCGGCGTCGGTGATGCGCCCAACCAGGGGAGCACTGCCCCGCTGGCTGGAAGCATCGAACAGCTCGGCCAGGTGGGCGGTGAGCTGGTGCATGAGGATGTACTGCTGGTTGGGATCGGTCACCACGGAATTGCCCGCGTTGTTCAAGTAGAGGCCCGCCTCGATGAAATACCCCGGCGCCGTCGTCGCCGCGATCGCCGCGAACTCCGGGTAGCGAGACGCGAAGTAGGCGGGGTCGAAGGAGACAGCAGCAGCTGGGGGATTGTTCGGGAAGGCCATGGGCTATTCCTCGGTGGCGATCTTCTTGGCGTTCTTCTTCAGCCATTCCTCGTCCGGCTTCACCCCGTTGCCGGGCTTCAGGGGGTTGAGGGGCTCGAGGCCAGTCAGGTTGGCCTTGTTGTCCTTGGCCTGGGCCTTGCCGTTCTCGTCCTTCTCGGCCGCGAAGATGTGCCCCTTGACCACGGGGGTGTATCCGCTGTGGCTCTTCAGCCAGGCGTCCCAGTGGTCCTTGTCGATCCGGGTGGCGCCGTGGCCGGCCAGGATGACGTGATCGGGGGTCTCACCCACGCGGTTGGCGGGGCCGTTCACGCGAACGGTATGGTCGACGCCGGCGGAGTCCTTCACGGTCAAGTGCAGACCGTTGGGGATTTTGCAATACACTACGACGGTTCCGGCCATGGCTTACACTCCGAGCATCTGGGCGACGCCGGTCGGCTGCTCGAGGATGGTTCCCCAGGTGCCGCCCGACTTCTTCTGTTTGAAGGAACTGGTGTCGCGCACCACCGCGTGGGCGCGCATCTTCTCGTTGAAGGAGCAGAACGCAACCTCCTGGGTCTCGAGCTCCTTGGCGATGAGCTGGACCAGGTTGCCGGAGGTGGTCGCGTACTCGAGAGCCGTGATCACCCGCAGCTTGGGGAAGTTCTTCTTGAGCATGTCGGCCACGTTGACGTTGAACTGCGTGGTCTTGGTGAGGGCGACCTCGGACACCGGCGCCATGGCCAGGATCATCTCGGTCTCCATGTTCACGATGCCGCCGGTCTGCTGCACCAGCTGCTGGAACAGGACCTCGACGTCGGCGTAGACCTCGTTGGCGGAGGCCAGGGCCCAGCCGTAGTAGTTCACGCCCTCGCTCTTGAGCAGGGGGGTGATGGCGGTGGACAGGCTGGGGTCGTTGAGCAGGCCGTAGTTCTGCAGGCCCTGGAGCCCGTAGAAGTAGGTCTTGTTCTGGAACTTGTTCATCACCAGGGCCGAGGCGATGTTCTTCTTGGCCGCGATGTCGATCTTGGCCAGGCCGGCCTGGGCCAGCTCGCGCTCGCCCCACTCGGTGATGCACTGGTAGTAGTAGCTCTGCCGGGTCACGAAGTTGACCTGGACGTTGGCCTCGCCGTTGTTGTTGTAGTCCCCGTAGGTGGAGACCTCACCGGTGTTCTCGATGAGGGGGAACTGCATCGACATGGTGGTCCAGTCGCCCTTCTTCTCCTCGCGGAGGATCTCGGCGGCCTTCATCGGGGCCACGAGGACCTCGATCTGCTTGGGGTCGATGATGTTGGCCAGGAACCAGGGGATCCCGGCGTTGGAAGTGGTGACGCTCAGCGGCTGGGCCGGGGCGGCGTCAAAGCCGAATTCGCGGCGGGCGGCGTCGCAGGCGAGGCCGTAGTTGCCACGCCATTCGGGGCGGAGGTAGTCGAGACCCCCCTCCTCGAAGACGATGCCGAAGTCCATCGCGAGACGGTCGAGCTCAGGGTTGCGGCGGAATTTCATGTTGGGCTCCTCAGAAGGCCAGGCCGACCTTCACCAGCTCACCGGCGTTCGCGATCGACTGGATCGTGTACTGGGTCTGGATGAAGGGGCTGAAGTTGCAGGCCTGCGCGGTGATGGTGCCGGTGGTGGCCTGGGACAGGATGATGGTTCCGGAGGTGCCGTTGAAGGTGCCGATGCTGGCCACGTAGGTGCCGGCGGGGACGCTGGTGATGCCCTGGACCAGCATCCCGGGGATGATCGAGCCGCTGGTGACGGTGTTGATCGTCATGGTGGTGCTGGAGACGCTGGAGACGCTGGAGCAGACGCAGCCGCCGTTGGAGTCGGCGGGGGTGCCGGTACAGGCGGCGGACGAGGGCAGGCCGCCCACGACCACGGTCTCGGCCGCGATGGTGCCGGGCGAGGTGCTCAGGTTGTAGGTGCCGGCGCCGCCGGTGCCCGTGCCGAAGCTGGTGATGGTGGTGCCCGCGGTGATGCCGGCGCCGCTGATCATCTGGCCCACCTGCAGGGTGCCGTTGGCCGAGATGACGGTCATGACGCTGGTGGCGAAGCTGGCCTGCACGTTGAAGGTCGGCAGGGCCACGGCCAGGTTGTAGGTGCCCGTGCCGCCCGCGCCGGTCCCGAAGGAGGCGATGCGGGTGTTGGCCGGGACGTTGGGCCCGGTGACCAGCATGCCCACGCCCAGGGTGCCCGAAGCGACGGCCGTGACGGTCATCACCGCCGGGGAGGCGCTGGAGAAGCTGGCGGTGAAGGAGCAGGCGCTGCCGGACGGGAAGACCAGGAACTGGCCGGGCAGGCCGGGGGTCATGGAGCCGTCGAACAGGTTGGCGTAGGCGAACATGTTGGGGTTCACCGCGGCGGCCTGGTTGTTGCAGCGCATCCAGAGGTCGATGCGCGCGAACAGGGTCACCATGTTGCCCGGGGGGACGCTCATGGAGGCACCGCCCAGGTAGGGGGTGATCAGGCCCTGCAGCTCGTTGGCCAGGAGCCCGTCGGGGATCTGGGCCAGGTTGCCGGTGGGGGCGAAGTTGGTGACGATGCTGTTGGTGCTGGGGTCGGTCCAGCCGAAGCGGCCGACGGTGACGCCGTTGACCAGGTCAGCGACGAAGCCGCCCCCGCCCGCGTCCACGGTGGCCACAGGGTTGGCGGAAGCCCGCATGCCCTCGACGCCGAGGGGCACGTACTGGGCGATGGAAGTCTGGAAGGTGTTGGGCATGGTCTAGTACCTCCGCAGCCGGCTGGCGTTGAACTTCTTGTCGTAGGCGTCGGCGGACTTGGAGTCCATGCCGAGGTTGGCGCCCACGGGTTCTTGGTTTTCCTGGCGGTCGAGGACCATGTCCACCAGGGCCTCGTAGGCGCTGGGGTGGACCTTGGCCGTGTCGACCTTGGCGTGGTCGAGGGCGAGCTTGAAGACCGCCTCGGCGCTTTCCATGGGCTGGATCCGGCCCAGGAGGGGCTCGACCTTGTCTCGGGCGGCGAACATGGCGTTCATGCGGGTGACGGTGCCCTCCTGGGCGGCCTTGATGGCCGCGTCCATGGCGGGCTTGCCGATGGGGGCGGCGGGGGCGGGGGGCTTCACTTCAGCACCTTTCTTGGGAGGGAAGGCGTCGGCGGCCTTCGGGGCGGAGAGCTGGTCCAGCAGGCCGGCGACCTGGGTCATGACGTCGTCGGGCAGGTTCTGGGCCTGGAGCAGGGCGAGCAGGGCCTGGCCGGCCTCGTCGCCGTCTTCGGCGCCACCGCCGTCATCGTCCCCGACGATCTCCTGGATGCCAGGATCCTTGGGGGGCACGGTGTTGACGGCCGAGTCGAGGCCTTCCTCTTCGCCGCCGTCGTCCAGGTTGTCGAGGAGGTCCATGATGTCGTCGAGGTCGGCATCCTGGGCCAGGCGGGTGGCGAAGGTCTTCTTGACGTCCTCGGCCAGCTTGGCCTTCTGCGTCTTGTAGCCCTTGGCAGTGATGGGCGCCACCAGAGCATTCAGATCAGCGATCTTGAGCTTCTGGTCGGCGGCGAGCCGCGGCCTGATGGAGCCCAGGAGGGCCCCTCGGACGGCGACAGCTCGCGGGGAGAGCTTGGTTTTCATTGGGGTTATCTCCTTGGGTTTGGAATCGCTGACGACGACGTCGGGACCGGCCCGGCCTTCGTCCACCAGCGCCACATGGTTTCCGCGCAGGTTTCGCATCACGCCGTCATAGGCAACTCCTTCGTATTTTCCGGGGGTGAGGTCGAGCTCGTAGCGGTAGGCGCAGCTGAGCTCCACCTGCTCGCGGGAGTCGATCCGTTGAATGGCGCCGGCGTCCCAGACCACCAGCGAATTCTGAAGATAGGGGTCCGAGAACTGCGCCTGGTCCCCGGTGGTGCCCACGACGAACTCCCGCTTCTCGTCGAACTCCTCGGCGGAGATCGGCTCGTGGAAGTCGAGCAGGGGCAGCCCGTTGAAGGTGGCGGCTGCCTTGGCGAGCTCCTGGGGATCCCGAAGCAGGAAGTACACCCGCTTCGGGTCCAGGCCCAGGGCTTCGAAGTCCGGAATCTCCGAACCGTTGTAGGGGTTCACCGTCGCCTTCGAGATGTTGTTCATGGCCACGTGCAGGTAGCCGTTCTCGTCGACCGTGCGGGCCGATTTGTCGAGGGCGAGCTTCAGACGGACCATGGGCGGGCTCCTACTGGGGGGTCAGAGGGGTGACGTTCTCGGGCTCGGCGGGCTCGGCGACCGGGGCGGGCTCCGGCACGGTCTCGGCCGCCACGGCGTCGCCCAACATCAGCTGGCCGCCCTGGTAGAACGCGAGCTTCAGGCTGCCGTCGTCGTCGGTGAAGACGTAGGTCTTGTCCTTGGCCAGGACGGTCTCCAGGGAGTCGACCGCGGCCTTCCACTGCTTGCCGAGCTCGACGAGCTGGGTCTGGATGGGGTCAGCCTGGGCCTTCAGGGCCAGCAGGGCTTTCAGGTTTTCGATGTTGCTCATGATTCCTCCTCGGGATCGTCATCCAAGCCGGGGATGATGCCGGGTGCGACACAGCCGCAATTGATGAGCTCGCCAGGTTGAATGAAGTCGCCGTATTCCTCGTCCATGCAGCCCTCGGCGGTGTTGAAGATGCCTTTGTTCCGCGAGGCCATCCGTTCGTGCTCGTCGCGGGGGTGCTTGCTGGCAGAGGTGTGGACCCACTTGGACTTCTCGATGCCAAGGCCCAGCTTGCGGACCTTGTTCATCACAGCCGTGGCCTTGTTGTTCTGGTCCCTGGCGATGAGTGCAGCACGCCGCTTCGTAACGCCATAGCGTTCTTCGAGCTGCGCAGTGAGCTCCTTCATGGAGCGGCCGTGCTGCACGGACCTCATCACAAGGCCCTCCACGTCTGCCAGGTGCTCAGCCGGGATGGATTTGATGAGCCCGACGTTTTCCCCGATGACGGCCCGGTAGGCGTCGTTCATGGGGCGGGTCATCTGGAACTTGATGCCGAACCCGGCCTTGCGCAGGGTGGCCTTGAGGGCGACGTCGCTGTGCTTCAGTGCCTCGTCGGCGAAGTGGGCGGCCAGCTTCTCGCTGCCGGTGGCGAACTTCTTGGACCACTCCCGCCCGAGGCCCTTCATGGCGGCGCGCAGGGCGGCCGCAGGGCTCTCGTCCTTGGCCAGGAGGGCATGGGGCGGCTTGACCTTGTAGACCCGGCTGAGGACCCGCAGGATGTCCTTGTGCATGGCGTCGATGAGGGCCAGCAGCTGCCTACGGTAGGCAGCCTGAACACCCAGGTTTGCCCGGACGGGATTGAGAATAATGGGCTTAGGTCCCGAGGCGCGCAGCTTCATCCGATCGCCCCCATGGGCTTCGTGAGGCCTTCGACCTTGGCGAGCAGCGGGTCCTTGCCCTGCACCAGGGCATCATCGGGCTTGGGCACGACGTCATCCACATCCAGGCCCTCGAAGCCGCTGTCGGGATCCTTGGCGAGGTTCTGCCGGATTTCCTGGGCGGAGATGACACCGGCGGCTTCGAGCTCTACGGCCGCGTCGGCGTCCGACTTCCGGATCCGCGCGAGCTTCTCGCCGTCCATCTGCCACAGGGGCTCGAACTCAAAGGTGATGTCGTCGTCGATGGCCTGGAACTCGGAGAGCTGGATGAGCTTGATGATCTTCTCCAGGGCGGGGCGGAAGAGAATCTCCTGCATGTCGTGCACGTGGTCATACCAGGCGCGCAGCTCGCCCTCGGAGCTCGCGTTGAGCCCGGACGGGGAGATGCCGGTCAGGATGATCAGGGGCATCTGCCCGACGGCC